AGGGCATTCGCTATTGCTCCAACTGCAAGCTGTTCATACAGAAGCAGAGACATTGATGGTTTTACAGCTACACCAGAAATAGCACCTCCTATTAGCAGAGTTGTTGATAGAGACTCAGGTGAATTTGGTGTAGAACAAGTTAACTACGGCAACGTAGAGATAGCCAGCGAGGTAGGCTGGGATGCTTATAAGAAAGTAGCAGATCAGATAATGATTATGCTAGACAGAACAGGATTGCTTCATGGCTATAGCTTCAACAGTTGGAGCGACATGGTGACTTACGATGAGGCTTTTATAGAAGAGTGGCTTAACTCACCACAAACTTCTTTATATTATGCCCTGCAAGTGATGGGAGATACACAGGATAAGACTGATGCTTATGCAGCATTGGAAGATACCTCAGTTGAAGATTACTTAGCAGAAATTATGAGTAATAAACCAGATGATATAGCTTGTGATTGTCAGCAATGAACCCCTATATAAAATTACTGTCCCGGAAAAGAACTTGGACACCAGTACAAACATCTAAAGGAAAATTAAAAGAAGGTGCAGAAGAAACCATCTACCGTGCTCTTGCAATACGCCATATGGAGTTACCAGTTGGCGAGTTCATTACAGAAGCACTTGATAAGGAAGTTCCCGACTCTGCCAGAGCACTTCTAGAGTCAAACGTTAAGGACGAGATTAAACACGATCTTGCTCTTGGCTATATCACCAACGCATTAGGCGTAGATGAACAAGCCGAAGCTGAAGCATTGCGCTTACGTGCAGCGTGGGAAGAACATCCAGATCACACCATATTAAAAGCATTAGTAGCTGAGAGAGCAATCTTCTTTGTGCTACTTCCTTTCTTCAGATTCTGTGGTGACGCAGGATTAAGAACAGTATCAGCAGATATATCTAGAGACGAGCAAGTCCATGTGGCAGCTAACTCTCTTGTATGTGCAGAGCTAGGACTTAAACCTAGTCAGTCATTAGACAAGCTAAGAAAGGCAACTATTAATTGGGTTATGCAACCCTTAAAACAAAGTTCCGATAGATATTTGGACAAAAAATTTTGGCTCGATGCCAGCGATCGACTTATGTACGAAGGCAAAGCACCAGAATTTTCCCAGACCAAGGCAGCTAGAATGCCTGCATTTTTTGAGCACTCGAATGTCAATCTCCCTCAATACTCTTAAGCTTCACAACGATAGACTTCAAGAGTTAATAAAAAAGTTAGAAGATAACTTCGGGTGGGAACCAGTTCACCCAAAAGAATCAATCGAATCAATTATGTATAGAGCTGGACAAGCCAGCGTAATTGATTACATCAAATCAATAGAAGAGGACGAAATCTAATGTGTTTACCCGGAGGCGGCGGCGGAAGCCCTCCGCCACAACCATTACCACCAGCTCCACCACCTCCATTACCTCCTACACCTACAGCACCACCTCCTGATCCAATAGTGAAGGACGTGAATCCACAGGTGAAGAGAGCTAAGGATGATCGTGGTAATAAAAACAAAAACCAGTACTCAAAAGGTACAGGATCATTAAGGATTAAATTAAATCCTAAAGTTAATACAGGTATGTCCGGACAAAGCGGTACCGGAGGGCTTAACTAATGTTAGCCCGTGAGAGATACAATGAACTCGTAACAGATCGAAGACAATTCCTAGACAAAGCAGTTGATTGTTCAAAGCTCACGTTACCTTATTTAATTCAAGACGATACTTCTTCAAGACCTACACACGAAACTTTAAATATTCCGTGGCAATCAGTGGGAGCTAAGTGTGTTGTAGCTTTAGCTGCAAAGCTAATGCTTGCAATTCTTCCTCCCCAAGCCACGTTTTTTAAGTTACAAGTCAGAGATGACAAGCTAGGTGAAGATATGCCTCCAGAAATTAGGAGTGAATTAGACCTATCTTTCTCAAAGATGGAGCGAATGGTCATGGATTATATAGCTGCATCAAATGACAGAGTAGTTATACACCAAGCACTTAAACATTTAATTGTTGGTGGTAATGCTCTTTTATTTATGGGTAAAGATGGTATTAAAAACTATCCTCTTACAAGGTATGTCGTCAACAGAGATGGAAATGGTAACGTCCTAGAAATAGTTACAAAGGAATTGATAAGTCGTGATGTGCTTGGGTTTGAAATACCAAAGCCACAACCTAATACAGGTATTGACGAAACAAATGGTAAACATACCGATGATGTCGAAGTTTATACGTATGTAAAACTAGAGAACGGCAGATGGGTATGGCACCAAGAAGTATTAGATAAGATAATTCCCGGGACACGTAGTTCTGCTCCTAAAAGTGCAAGCCCTTGGCTCGTGCTCACCTTCAATTCGGTGGACGGAGAACAGTACGGACGTGGCAGAGTTGAAGAGTTCCTTGGGGACTTGAAATCTCTCGAAGGTTTATCACAAGCATTAGTAGAAGGAGCTGCTGCTGCCAGTAAGGTAATCTTTCTGGTTAGTCCATCTTCAACTACGAAGCCAGCCACTATCGCAAAGGCTGGAAATGGAGCCATCGTACAAGGTCGGGCGGAGGACGTTCAAGTCGTCCAAGTCGGCAAGACTGCTGATTTTTCAACAGCAGCTAACATGGCTCAAACAATTGAGAGAAGATTACTTGAAGCTTTCCTTGTTATGAATGTAAGGAATGCAGAAAGAGTAACAGCAGAAGAAGTCAGACTAACTCAGTTAGAACTAGAGCAACAGCTCGGTGGAATCTTCAGCTTGTTAACTGTATCTTTCTTAATACCTTACTTAAGCAGAACTTTATTAGTTCTAGAAAGAAGTAATGAAATACCAAAACTACCAAAGGATATTGTACGACCAACAATTGTTGCTGGTATCAATGCTTTAGGTAGAGGTCAAGATAGAGAAAGTTTATCTATGTTTGTAGGAACCATAGCTCAAACATTGGGTCCAGAAGCTCTTATGAAATACATAAATCCTGAAGAAGCAATTAAGAGATTAGCTGCTGCTCAAGGTATAGATGTATTGAACTTAGTTAAGAGTCAGGAACAGATGGCACAAGAGCAAGAACAAATGATGGCTGCTCAACAACAGCAAACATTACTTGAACAAACTGGTCAACTTGCTAACAGCAAACTTGCAGACGGACAAAACTTATCAGATCTTGGTAACGCAATGCAACCACCACAACCAGAACAATAATGGCAGAAACATTTACAAGTGATAACTCTCCTGATACTGAAGTTTTATCAGCAGAAGAACATGATTCCCTAGAAGTTGGAGAGAAGTTAGTAGCAGAACAAGAAGGGTTACTAGCTGGTAAATATAAAAATGCTGAAGATTTAGAACAAGCTTACTTATCACTACAAAAGAAACTTGGACAAGAAGAAGAAACAGACTACGAAGAAAGCGACGAAGGATATGCAGAGGAAGAAGAAACTGATGAGGAGGTATCTGAATATGCTCCTGCGGTCAGTTTAATTACGGACGCTTCCGAGGAATACTATGCGAATGATGGTGAACTTAGTGAGGAAACAATATCTAGGTTCTCTGAAATGAGCAGCCAAGATTTGGTTAATGCTTACTTAGAGATCCAAGCCAACAATCCGCAAGCTGCTCAACAGTCTGTTGAGTTGTCTGATGCACAAGTAAATAGTGTTCAGAACGCAGCCGGTGGAGAAGCGAACTATAACCGAGTAATTGAATGGGCAGCAAGCAACTTGAATGATGCTGCTGTAGATGCTTTTGACTCGGTTATTGACTCAGGAAATCCAGCAGCAATTAACATTGCATTCCAAGGACTTCAATCACAATATAACGAAGCCAATGGATACGAAGGCAGGATGCTTACAGGCAGAGCTGCAAATTCAAGAGGTGATCTCTTTAGATCTCAAGCTGAATTAGTAGCAGCTATGGGTGATCCACGTTATGACACTGATCCAGCTTACAGAGCTGACGTCGTAGCCAAATTAGAACAATCAGATTTACAGTTTTAATAATGAGCCTTGCAGAAAATAAAGCCAATCAAATTAGAGCCAAAATAGAAGGTGGTTTTGCCACTGAAGGTGATAAGAAATGGCTTAGTAACTATCAAAAGAAAAAGAATAAAAAATTAAAAATTAAAAAATGAAGACAAGAGATTTAGATAATCTTCTTCTTAATGAATACCCTTACGAACCACCAATAAGAGTTATGTCACACAACGCAGATTGCGATGGCAATCATTCACACAACCCAATTATGACACCAGAAGCAGAAAGATTTAATGGCTGGGCAGCGATGCTTGGCTTCGTAGCAGCACTAGGCTCCTACATAACAACCGGTCAAATTATCCCCGGTGTATTTTAATGGCTGCAATCTCAGTAACAAGAGAAAGTAGCATTAGTAATAATTGGCAGAAGTTTTGCGAGTGGGTAACAAGTACAGAGAACCGTCTTTATGTGGGATGGTTCGGGGTACTTATGATCCCTTGCTTACTAACTGCAACTACATGTTTTATTCTCGCCTTCATCGCAGCACCGCCTGTCGATATAGATGGCATACGTGAGCCAGTAGCAGGCTCGTTGTTGTACGGAAACAACATTATTTCTGGAGCAGTAGTTCCAAGCTCCAATGCAATAGGACTGCACTTTTATCCGATCTGGGAAGCCGGCACTTTAGATGAGTGGTTATACAACGGCGGACCATATCAACTTGTTGTCTTCCATTTTTTGATAGGTGTCGCAGCCTATGCAGGAAGACAGTGGGAACTATCTTACAGACTAGGAATGAGACCTTGGATCTTCGTAGCTTATACAGCTCCACTATCCGCAGCTCTCGCAGTGTTCTTAGTTTACCCTTTCGGACAAGGGAGTTTCAGTGATGGTATGCCTCTTGGTAT